CAAAGTTGGGTGAAAATTTCATCCAACTAATAGTTGATTACCTTAGATGTACAGAGGAAGATATTCTTCCAAAGTACTACCAAGCAATCAATACCATTCTTAACATTGTCAGAATAGTTGAAGGCAAAGTAAGTCCTGATTTCAAATCAGTAACTGACCCAGCCAACGCTATTGATGATGAGCTGATTAAGTCTTTCGAAACATATGTCGAGAAAGAACTTAGTAAATATAAGTACTCAAAACAACCGGTAAATTTATGGAATTACCGCTTAAGACTTCTTAAGAACGGACCAAATAAAGTACCGAAGGTTGAGAGTGCGATATTAGAGGCAAACCTACTATTAAATAGTAAGTTATTTGTCCCATTTAAACGCATATGCGATGAAATGGAATGCAATTATCTCGTAGAATATCTAAGGTCTTTGGAAGACATTCCAATAGCTACGGATATAAAATTAGACGAGACTGCCCGAAAACATTACCTAAGAAAATTGGTAAAAGTGCCAGATTCTGGTTTTAAAACAAGAATAGTGGCGATATCTGACTTTTGGACACAACTGATTATGCTTCCCGTTAGGGATCATATTCAGTATGTGACCAAAACTAAATTCGGTAAAACCGATTTTAGAATGAATCAGGACAATGGCGTTGCAGCCATGACCGATTTTCAAATCAGGTGTCTTAGGAATGAAAAGTTTGGTAAACATGAACTTAGTCCAGATGGACTTAAGTTTTATGATATATCAAACTGGACAGATAGATTCCATAGGGATCTACAAAAGATCGTTATGAAAAACCTGTTCTCACCTAGACTTGCAGAAGCATGGGGACAATTAGTTGTCCACTGCGACTGGTATTCACCCGATCTTGACCAGACTATTAAGTATGGTCAAGGTCAGGGAATGGGTACAAATGGAAGCTTTGATATTGCAACTCTTACTGATCATCTATATATAAATTTTATATACGATGAGAAGTCCCAGGAGAGGAAAAATTTTCCCTCTAATGAGTTTTATGGTAAGGTCGGTGACGATCTTTGGATTTATGACCCAGAGAATCTAATCACAGATTATTATAAGAAGATTAGTCTTCCTATAAATTTATCTAAATCAAAGACGTTCTTGAGAAATTCCATATCGGAATTTTGCTCACGAACATTCAGAGATGGTGTTGATGTTAGTAGAATTTCTCCTAACATCATAAACCGTTCATCTGATTTCCGTTATATGCCATTACTCTTAGGTATATGTTCAAGCAGAAAAGTCCAACTACATAGTTCGACATTCAGTTATCTTAACCGTAAGGTGAAAGATACTGAGGAAACATACCTGAATAAACTCCAAGATTGGATACTTTCATTTTTAGTGATCGGAAAGTTTGAACCTAGTTCATTCTTCAAATCACTAACTCTGGAGTATCTGGTTGAGGGTGGTTGGATAACAGAGAACTCACGGTTAAGTAAGTTCCTTGAAGACCAACAACTCTCTACACGTCTATTGATCTGTCACAGTATTGTGAAGATAACTGACGCGAAGAAGTCTATTCAGGATAAGATATTTGAGAATGTCTTTGCTATGGATGATTGGGGAGATGAAGTTACCTCCCTCTGTGAGGAGGGTAGTAATCTCTTCGACCCATCAAATATTGCTTTTAAGACCATGTTAGACAAGGTCCCGGAGCAATCGACTTTACTTCCTAAACAAATAATTGTTCTCGGAAGGTATGTCGACCAAAGACGACTGGTTCAGGAACCGCTTTGGAAAGCG